TTGTGGATTGTCTTAGGAGCATTTTGAACTTCCACAATCCTTACACATAAGACAGGATTCACTATATTCTAAATTCTCGCTTCCACATTCAGTACATTTACCCTTACCTTTCTGCCCGTCCTTTATATATTTTTTAATTACTCGAACCACACCGTTCTTCCATGTATTAATATGATCTTCCCTGAAATTCAACGATTCAACCAATTGATGTACATAAACCATTGGCATTTTATGTCTTAATACTCCTGATACTAACTTAGCGTAATTCCAGAATTCGGGATTAAATGCTTGATTTATCCCTTTATGTACTTGTTTTAGTCCATCACTATCAATATATTCGATGTCATATCTTTTAATTTTTATTTTAATTGGTAAACCATTTTCATTTATTGAATCGGTTTCTATTATGTTTTTAACGACTTCACATTCTTTTATAGTTGGTGATAATGTAATCATCCCATTTTGAATTTCTCCTGTGAAGATTTCATATGGCCTACCATCTTTCAATCCGACTACGGCGATCCATTTCTCTAAATTATTTTGAAAACGATGAATATCAGCCTTTAATCTTTTTGGCCTCTTGGCAACATGAATCTCCTCTGGCTCTTTTTTCTCCGTGTTAGTCACCAGGACACCGCTACGACTACCATCTCTATAAACGGTTATTCCCTTACATCCCGACCTCCAACCTGTCTCATAGACCTTAGAAACGAGTTCCTCGGTCGCGTCTGCTGGTAAGTTTATGGTGCAACTTATACCGTGATCGACATGACGATTAATCTTACCCTGCATTTCAACTTTTTTAACCCAATCTACATCATTAGCGGTTGCTTTATAATATGGTGATTTTTTTATAATATCTTCGAGATCATTGTCTTTTAATAATCTCACCGCGTTAACATCATACCCATTAACTTCAAGCCACATCTCAAATTTATGATGAAATACAGGGTATTCCTGCCACGAAATTCCTTCTGGGTCTATAAAATCAACTCGAGCATCTTTTTCCTGCGGATTAATTTTTCTTCTTCTTTTATAATATGTGGCAAAACAACACTCTATTCCTGAACTTGTTTGTGTCATAAGACTCGCTGTTCCTGTGGGGGCTATTGTAAGTAGAGCAATATTTCTACGACCAAACTCAATCATTTCATTATATAAAAAGGGATCTTCATCTTTAATTCGGAGAATAAATGGATTATTTTCCTCTCGTTTCGAATCATATATTGGAAACGGTCCTCGTTCTTTGGCTAATTGAACTGATGAATAATACGCTCCTAATTTAAGAGTTTCATGAATTTTAACACTAAAATCTGTCGCTTCATCTGTGCCATATCTATATCCGAGTGCTGCTAACATATCACCCTCACTTGTAACACCAAGACCTGTTCTTCGTCCATTAATTGTTTTTTCTTTAATTCGTATCCAAAGTTCTCTTTCGACTCTTTTTAAATAATCTTCTTCTGGATCTGATTCTATTTTCTTTAATATTGCATCAATTTTTTCCGCCTCCAAATCAATAATATCGTCCATATATTTTTGAGCCATCCTGACATCTTTTATAAACATATCCCAATCAAATTCAGCGTGATCGGTAAAGGGATCGATAACATATCCAAATAGATTTAAACATAATAGACGACAGCTATCGTCCACACACAGAGGGATTTCAGCACATGGGTTAGTGCTTACTGTTTTATACCCCAAATCAGCATAACAATCAGGAATACTCTCACGAATAACCTGATCCCAAAAAAGAACTCCTGGCTCAGCTGATTTCCACGCATTATGAATAATTTTCTTCCAAAGTTTTTGTGCATCAATTGATTTTTTAAATTTAGCATGATCTCTTGGAACATCTACTGGGTATTGTTGGGTGTATTGTTCACCTAACAATGCTGACATCATAAAATCATCATGGACTTTAACCGATACATTTGCTCCAGTTACTTTTCCATCGGTCATTTTAGCGTCAATAAACGCCTCTGAATCAGGATGCCGTATGGATATACTTTCCATTAACGCTCCTCTTCTACCGTCTTGAGCGACTTCATTCGTACTACGGGAAAATCTCTCCATAAATGGAACCACTCCCGTCGATGTGATCGCACTATTCTTTACGGGACTTCCCTTTGGTCGAACAAACGAAACATCCAGACCGACTCCGCCACGCCTTTTTTCCAATTGTACCAACTCTTGATCGAGTTTCATTATTCCACCGTAACTGTCAGATTCACCGTCATTTCCAATAACAAAACAATTAGATAATGAAACCACCTGAAAGTTATTACCGATTCCCGACATTGGAGATCCTTGTGGGACTATTCTATTAAATCCCTTGAGGGTTTCATATATTTCCTCAGCGAAAAGAGGATTATCATATTTTAATTCAATTCTTGCTAATTCTTTGGCGATTCTCCAGTGCATATCATCTGGAGTGAGTTCATAATAACCATTTTCATCTTTTAAACAATATTTTTTAGACCAAACATCAGCTGCTAATTCATCTCCTTTAAAATATTCTGTGGTAGCTTTTATTACCTCTTCTTTTGTATACCTCGTATACGATTTTCCTGGTAGTTGTATCATAGGATTATTTATTTATTCTAATTTATTTTTTCATTGTGTGTTCGTCCTATGTCATTCAACCTGTATTCACCTCCATTTCTTCAGACTTCAATTTTCTCTGCTTAGCTAATTCGACAAGTCTGAGACGATTTTTTTCTTCTTGTGTTAATTCTGGATCATTAGGTTGTTTCAATGGTACATCATTTGGGTCATTAGATCCCGTCCATCCTGGATACCCTGGCAGTCCTGAATTATCTCCCTTTATTGGGTCATCATCTTTAAGTTCAATGGCTCCAAACTCATCAATTACCTCTTGTGTTTGTTCAATTTCATGAGATTGATTGAGAGCTGCGATTCTATTTTCTAATATTTTATCTACTTGTGCTTCAAGTTTACGCTCATCCTTTTCGACTGCAGCTTTATAAACGGTAGACGCTCTTTCTCTTTTTCTTTCAGCTATTTGTTCTTCATGACCGAGAAGTGTGTTTTGTGTATCTGTATCAATATCAAGATATTCATTATTGAACTTGCAATTCATAAATACCACACCGTCTTTACCGATACGGCTTTTAAGTAATGTAACTGTTGCTAAATTATTATCTTTCTGTTCAAGAGTCTTACCTACTGATATTACAATATGTCCGATCTGAGCCTTCTTAATTGATCCTCCTATCTGATCGGTTGTAACAACTTCGGATGATAAACTTTCACGATTACCTTGTGTGGCGACCCATATAGCTATATTGAATTCGTCTTTCATTGACTCAATACTTCTCATAATTGCCCCCTCACCTTTCCATTCATCACCGTCCATATTTCTTTCGCTAGAGATACAATCAACATAGTCAATAACCAACATATCGATATGTTGTCCTTCAGATGATAATTTTCGAATAATTGATCTGATATCATTAACTGAAACCCCAGTTGGTGGTAATTTCACAAGTTTAAGAAAATGTTTTGTTGTTCTTTTCTCGGCAACCTTTTGAATAACCTCTTCTTTATGCTCCAACTGCTCGGTATCAGAATAATTTGTCCAACATGTATAATGTTTTCTTCGAATGTCTCTTTCGTTATCTTCAAAGAATATATGTAGTACATTTCCACCGACATTATATGCGGTATTGGCTGCCTTGGTGAGCCATGTGGTGTTATGTGTTAACACATAATCTCTTGTTACAAAAAGTTCATCAAAATTTGATACCTTAATACAAACAGCCTCTTCATTATGTGAATATTTAATAGATTTTATAAATTTTTGTTTAGTATATTTCAATCTTTTATGATAGTTGATATTTTTTCTTATTAATTTAAACGGAACAACATTATTTGCAAATGATATTGTTATTAAATGGGATAATTTACCTATTTTTCTCTCACCATTATATGTGTATTTTGGAACTTTAGTGCGTATCCTAACAGTGCCTCCCAGTGATAGTACCAATTCACGAATATTGTTTGACAGTTCTTCTGAAGCCGTCGAATATTGAATTATTCCACTTTTACTAATATACCCATCAGTATCCAACAATCCCTGTAATAGTGATATTCTAACATCTGACGAATTATATAAATAATCTTTAGGTATGAATTTATCATTAGATTTTTTACCAAATAAACCATAAAATTCTAATTCATTCTTTATACTTTGTTTTTTTAAATGAATTCTTTTAATGGTTTTAATACCAGTATTTGTTAATCTATTATATTCATTATATGATGTATGTAATTGTAAATGTTTTATATTATCAAATATTTCATCATCTTTTGTATCTATTCTTATTCCACTGTTTGTTATACTTCCATCGCCCAACAATATACCTAAAAGATATGGATCGATTAATATGTCTTTATTTTCAAATTCTACAGGACTCACCATAGGTAATCTGTAATTATACACTCCTCGCTTCTTAATATCCTTCATCATTTCAGAAGTTTTCATTACCTTATATCCTAAATTAGGTACAGAAATAACCTTACCGTATAAATGTGTTTTTGATGATCTCATATTCAATGTATTTACTGACCACAAATGTTCTTCGTCACAGTTCACAGATGTGCCGTCAGTAAATTCAATTTTAAATATTGGCCTTAATCCTTGTGGATATACCCCTATCACATATTGATCTTTACCATCCGATCCCATTACTTTATCTCCAAGTTTTATTTCACCCATTGTTTTCCAACCCTTTGGGCATAATACTGGCTCAGATACCCCCAGTGCTTTTCCCACGCCAAGCGGAGCAATCAATAACGCGAGTTCACCTTTTGCGACTCCACCTTTAAGAAGATTATCAATTCCCACGATTCCTGTTGGAAATGGCTCTCTATTA